CTTCATTTCCTTGAAGGCCTCGTACTCTTCATTGTGGCAACCATTCGAAGTCCACGACGAGCTGTTCTCAGGTGACCAGCTGGCAATACGACTATCCAGTGCATCGTTGGAGTAGGCAATGGTTGTGTCAATTGCCTCATCCATGGTCTTGCCATCCGAGTGAAGCTTGGTGATGTTCTCCAGCATACACTGGCCCCAGCAGCCCTTGAAGAACACACCAGGTGTGCCACGCAGCCAGGACATGGCATAATAAGCCTGGGAGAAGTTTTCATTGAGCTTCTTGATCAGGGTTTCACGCTCTTCCTTGGCTCGTTCCACGTAACGTTCCATCACCATGACGAAACGACGACGGCTGTACTCCAGTTCTTTCCTGGCCTGAGCAGCGGCCACATAAGCCTGCTCATCCTGGTTCAGGAAGTATGGCTGCACAGCAGTCGCCCGGAAGCACTCATTGTAGTTCTCTACATTCATCCCAGGGTTCAGCACCTTGGTGAAACGAACCACAACTGGTTTGCCACGGACAGTGGACTTTCCACCCACCACTCGCTCACCAACCATTCCATCAACTCGCACGTATTCAGTCGTCATCTCACTCACCATTTGTTGAACCAATGTAGACATTATACTACAGATCGGCAAGAAGTAAAGTGTTTTCTCCTTGGAGAATCAATGGTCTATCCGCGGTCTACAACATCATAGATTCGCTCAGGGATATCCTGGCCAGAGGTGTTCACATGCAGTTCAAGAACACCTCTGAGCACGATCTTGGGTGAGACTCCTTCAATCTCCACATATGATCCAAGAACCAGGTTTCGGCCACCGGTGTAGCTCATCAGGTTGTACAGGTTCCGGCCATCAGACAGTGAACCCGCACCAACCAGGAACGTGTCTCCAGCATTCATGACATCAGTGTGGATCATGCCAGCACCTGCAGACGGTTGTCAAACTCACCAATGCACATTTCAGCAGGGGTGGCACAGCGGCTGCGCCGAATCCACTGGTCCGCAATCTCTTCACCCAGCCACACGTCACGCGTGACTTCTATAGTAATAACACCATCAGTCACATCACTGACAGTACCTTCCACATAGCAGTCACCACGACCTGGACGCGACTCGAAGTCCATGGAACGAACAGTGTCACCAACTTTGCATGAGAACATCATCAAACTCCTATCTCGATGGTGTCCATTATCCTTTATTATCTGGTTGAAGTAAAGTGTCTTATCAATGGAGAATCAATGACTTAGCATGCTTGGTAAGATATTGATTTGTCAATGATTCTACCTATTCCCTTCTGTGGCAGAATGAGCGATGATTCTTATCGTTGGCTCGCGGGACTGAACGGATAGCTGCCAACAAGAGGTGATGCGAAGACTGTGGTTGGTGTGTCCAAACAAAACTATCGGGACACACTGGGTGAATGTAGGTTCCCGAGCACCAACCACATGCTTGATGGGTGGCTTCCAGAGACCAAGGGACACCACGGGCAGAGTGTCTGATCATCCTGTTATACTCTCCTGTTATGAGTGGATGAACATGGCTCATAACAATTGGTTATGTTCTCGCGAGACGCGGTCGCGAAACATGATTGGGACTGACCCCAGCCCACCCTGGTAGCATACGCTCTTCAATGCACAAAGGGAATGGCGAATTAACTTGGATTGTCAGTGTCTTACACTCTCTACAGAAGCCATAGACAATTGGGTCACATAGCAGTCTAACATATTGATTTGGTTGGACTAAAACACTTTACTTGGATCACAAAATGGGTCATACTTCGTTCTATGAAATACCGTTACATCATGTTGGACATGACCAGCACACAGCGGATCAAGCCGATTTTGGATGTGTGGGAGTCAGACATTGTCCTGACAGACAGCCAAGTCAGGTTGGAAAGTGTTCGCATGGCACACAAAGCTATGTGTCGTCATCTGGCGGCTGGTCGTGAATATGATCTGCAGGGATCATTGGATCGCATCAAGCTATCCAAGATCAGCTGTGAATATGTGTTAGATGAGGTTACAGAACTATGTTAAGCACCAAGCAATTCCAGTTCCATCGCGATGAAGATGGCTTCATGGTTGCGATGACTGCAGACAATAGCGAAATCGGTAACACCGCAGGATCACCTGTCATGGCAGTCACAAGCCATGTCACAGGTCGAACTGTTGTGTTCGGGCTGGTAAAGACCAACTATGACTTAGATCATGATGTCACCTCATGGCAGTACAGTAGCTCAGAACTGCCTGGGTTAGACGTCGAGATCTGGAACGACTAGCATTGCGAGAGCATGGCTAGTAACTAGTTGATCTGTTTGGATTTTAACACTTTACTAATCTTGGGATTTGAGCTATGATTCCTTCTATGGTAGACATCAAGAAAACGAAAGTGATCTGTCTGTGTGCTGTGTGTCATCAGGACATTCTTGATGGACAGCCACTGGCCGATCACATCAAGATCGACTTTGATGGTGAGGTTGACTACATCGAACTGGCACATCATGTGTGTGCGGAGCTTGATAATCAGTCTCATCCCGGATACTGGAACTTTGACTAGGAGTATATGATGGGCACCGTTAGGATCATGACTGACAAGAACAGGTTCTTTCTGGCCACTGCCAACAAGAACATTGGCCACAGTGTTCTCAAGGAAGGCTGTTTCCTTCCGACTCTGCGTGAGGCAAGAGCACTGGCTTCTGTACTTCTTTCAGGTGCTGGTGTGCATCGTTCTGTCATCTTGACTGTGCTGATGGCTGATGAACGAGTCTGTCTGTGGCAGTTTGGCCGTCGTGGTGGTCGTCATCGCATCTGGACCTATGGCAAGCTCAGTGATGTCCGTCAACACTTTACCAATCATGGGATTTAATACAATGGAATTCAGCAAACCTTTCTTTCAGACTTTCCGCCCTGACCTGAATGCAGCACTTGAGTTGCTGGCCAAGAAACATGGGATTTCGCTCAGTGCTGGGAACATCACATTTGATCCTGTGAATGGCACAGCCACTATCAAGGTGCTGGCTTCGACCAAGAGCAAGGGCAACCCACGTCAGGATGTGCGTGACAACAAGGACGTGGCGACCTACAGCCGCTGGAGGTTGATGCTGGGTCTGCCGCCTCTGTTGAGTGAATTCATTGATCGTGGTGAGCGTTTCTCAATCGTGGGAATGCGGGTTGGTGGTCCCTACAAGTCTGTGATCTGTAAGAGCCTTGTCAGCAACAAGCTGTACAAGTTCCGCTCACAGGATCTGATTCGCATTCTGAAGTCTAACATCTAAGGAGTTATCATCATGGCTTATATGAATCAACAGAAGAAGCAGACCATCAAACCTGGTGTGGACAAGGTGCTGAAGAAGTATGGCCTGAAGGGTTCACTGTCTGTGGACAATCACAGCACGCTGGTCCTGACGATCAAGTCTGGTGGTATAGACTTCTTTGAAGATGTTGTCAAGAGCAACCCTGACAAGACGCTGTACCGCAAGCACATGCAGGTCAATGAGTTCTGGATCCATGAGCATTTCACTGGGAAGTCTATGAAGGCTCTGATGGAGATCAAGACTGCGATGAATCTTGGGAATCATGATCGCAGCGATGCACAGTCAGACTATTTCGATGTGGGTTGGTACATCAACATCAATGTTGGTCGCTGGGACAAGCCTTATGAGTTGGTGAAGTAACATGAGAAAGGTTATCTTCCGTCCCAAGACCAAGAAGCCATGTGATTGTTGCCAGACCATTGCCAGCAACACATCTATTGATCTTGGGAATTATGATATCACTGATGGTCCTGAGGAAGTGGGTGATGTGATCTATGATGGCTCACTGTCACAGTTCTTTCTTGTGATGTTCCTTGTGCCTCGCATTGGCCTGTACAAGATCAATGTGCGAGATCAACACTGCTGATCATCCCTGCTGTTCATTGTCCATCATTGAGAGCTTCTCATTGGCACCCATCTTCCTAGCGACAGGAATGGGTGTCCATTCCATGTCCTGATCATAGACACCATTGTTGGAATATTCTGGTTCTTTGAGCACATCGACCACACGCAGAGGGACCGGTGGCTCTTGTTCCTGATTCCAGATTGTTCTTCTCTTGAAGTTCCATGTCTTGCCAAACCACCAGCCCTCTGGTGTGACTTCTGGATCTCTTGTTCTATCCATCAGCCATCCTGGTCCCACTGAGACATCTTGTCTGCCATTGGTGATCCATCTCTTCTTCTTCAGTGACACGGTTTCATTGGTCTTGGGATCTGTGTATGACAAACCCTTCTTCATTGTCCCACCAGTGTCATGGCTCTTGTTGTACAACAGATCAGGTGCCATTCTCTTCTGAAGAGCGACCAATTGATCTACTTGGTCTATGGCCTGTGTGTCAGTGTCATACAACCCGAGACTGACAGGAACGATGTTCCTTATACCAACAATGGCTATGTCTGCTCTCAGATCAAGACAATCAGGGATTCTATACGTGGGATTGTCAAATGGTGAGTCTACTTTACAGATGCCATAGAACACCTTCTTGTTGACCACATTTAGCCATCTCATGACATGCCACAGCATCTATAGTCTCCTTTTCATCATATAGTTCACAGATCACCAGATAGTTAGTCAGGAGAAAACAACTCCTGATAGGCTGCATCGAATTCCTTCTGGGTAGAGAACCAGATGGTTCCTTCTGGGTCCACGACGAGATTGGTCTGGCGAGACTGTGGCACAACAGGGATTGGCAGAGCATAGAGCTCTTCATTCATTCGGGCTTCATGTGCGAGACGACGACGGACATTCACATCACTGATTTCTTTGAACAGTGGCTGTTGTGTCAGCCAAGCAAACAACCAGAGCGTAGTCACGGTGTCATCGTAGTATCCTGGCTCTGCATTGTACAGACCTGAGAACCCATTGCCTGACTTCGAAAGAACGAAAGTAGACAACTCAGACACCATGTCAAAGTCATTCACAATCAGTAGGTTGTTCTCAACAAGAGTCTTCAGACGGGAGCAGCCTTGTGTCTTGACCCTCTTTGATGTCTTGACACCGGGCAACTTGGCACTGCGCATCTGGTTCTCAGCAACTGTTTGTTCTCTATCAGTGCTGTTGATGCGTGTGAAATAGATGTTTTCGTATTCAAGTTCTTTCCACAGATTGTTCACGACAAGAGCACCAACTGGGTTGTTGACTTCAACGACGACGTATGCATTGTTGTAGTGCTGAGCAACCTGAAAGACGTAGTTGGACAACAACACATCATCAATCTGGTTAGACCTGAACTTGGCAGCAACCTCAAATGGAGACTTGGAGACATTGAAGATGGTGAACACAGAGTGATCCAAGCCTCGACCTTCTGATGGATCAACAATACACACATAGCTTGTGTCTTTGTCTGCTTCCTGATACATCTGTAGATTGGTGCCAAGCAATGTCTTGATTGGATCAATGAATGTGAGCTCAGCCAGCTTCTTGCCATTGATGAGTGTGTGGCTTGATCCCAAGAATTCACACAACACTTCCTGATTATACTTGTGCTCACCAAGGATAGCCATCTGCTGGTCAGCCCATGCCTGATCTCTACCTGGGACATCCCACCAATTGGCCTGAAAGCCAACAAACCTATTCCACTTGCTTGCATCAGTGAGACGGTATGATGCACCCTGCCAGAACTTGTAGAACAAGTTCAATCCATTTGGAGTGGAGATCATGAAGATCTTTGAGTTCTTACCTGATGATATGGTTGGGAATACAGCGGTGAAGAATTCTTCAGCAACGTGTGGAGCAACGTGGGCAAACTCATCCAACACCAAGATGTCAATGGTGAATCCACGGATAGAGCCTGAGGTGGTTGATTCAGCGAATATGCGACAGCCATTTTCCAGTTCAATGCTGCCCTTGTTCCATTCCTTGACACCTTGTTGTAGGAACACTGGTAGATACTCAAATGCCTGACGCACGCGACCAAGGATTTCAATAGCAGTCTTTTCTTTCTGTGCTAGGATAGCAGTGGTCTTGTATTCATGGAACAAGATGAACCATAGCAAGTAACCACATGTCATCGTGGACTTACCAGTCTGACGAGGCAGCTTTGCTACAACGAAACGATTGTCTTTGTATGTATTGATCAGGTCTTTCTGAAAGTCATACAAATCAATATGTGTTAGACCCTCATCAAGTGTAACGAACTTGACATAGTTCTCAATGAAATAGATTGGATCATCAGCACACTTGGCCCACTCTTCAACTTCTTCTTTAGTGAGGGCAAGCTTAACATTCGCTCTACGGATGAGCGGGTTACCATCATATGATTGGTTTGACTTGAGCTTACGTTCAGGAAGAACTGGACGGGAGGATTGCGGTGTTCGCATTTACTTGCTTCCTGAGCTTTAATAGTTCAGCAGTGGTTCCAACAAATACAGCCTGTTGGATGTTAATGTCACCACCTGCTGGGGCATTGTTGGCAGCGTCTTTCTGCTCCTTGATCTTCTTCAAATCCTTCTGTATGTCTAGAATTTGTTTGTTGGCATTGGTTAGACTGGTGATCAGTGTACTCAATGCTTCATAGCTGCGTGGGTGTTGTGATTGGCGAGCAATCTCAGTTAGATCTTCCAGCGCATTTACACCCTTCTCAATGATATCATATGCATTGGTGCGAGCATAGGTGTAGTCATTCTCAATATCAGCATTTGCTGTATTGGCTTGAACTATTTGTAGTGGTCTTGCCTTTCTTGGTGGCAAGTCAATCAATTGTCCAGCAGAATCTGGAGCATCGTCACTAGCTTTTGGCAGTGTATCTATACCTAGAGACTGCGCAATAGGGTCTTCATTTTGTGTTTTCATGGATATATTTATTGTAGCTGGTCAAAATCCTTAATGGTGGTGTTGGCAGTCCATGCATCCGTGGAGTTCGCAGTTAGTGGATCAGGTTGGACTACAATCTCCACCTGGATTTCCTCACTATCATAGTCACGGATGTTGGCAATTGCCTGCTTGATGATTGGACCTGTGCCATCGTCTGTTGGTGGGTAGATCATGAAGCGTGCTTCAAACTCTAGTGTCCAGTAAATGTATCTAACAGTTCCTGCTGGACCTTCGTATTCACACTTTCTTGATACCGTATTCAAGTTGAACATGACATCATTAACAATCACGCAATTAGCAGCAGTTGATGCATACTTCATTGATATAGTGTAATCAGGTGTGAAGTAAGGAAGAATTTGTTCTACCAATTGGAATCCATCTTCCTGGTTTCTTACATAGATCATCAACTCAATTGGCATGATGTATGGTGCGCCAATTGGCATCTTTGTACCAACACCCAAAATAGAGTCTTGAGACACCTGAGTGTTCAAGTGGTCTGATAGCTGGCGAAGATCATCGAAGATCAACTCACCAACCATATCATAGCTCATCAAAGGTATCTTTACTTGGATTCCCTTGAGTGTTTCAGGGTCACTGTCCAAGCGCTGGAAATATGTTTCCTTGGCACCAATTTCAATAGGCACAGTGATACGGGATATTTCATCCCTTGAATCCTTGGCATACTTCACAAGCTCAAGGTCTTTGAATATGGTACCAAAGGCAATAAGAACATTGCGGATGGTGCGATGGTATTGTTGTGCGTGACCTAGAAACATTCAAATATCCATTATGTTGGTGGATTACTTAGACCCTTGGATTACCCAATGAATTCTCTTCAGTGACATCAATGATATCACCAGAGTAATCACGAATTTCCTTGTTGTTATCAATAAGTGTATTGGTGTCATCCTGATTCTCAATGCTAGATACGATCCAATCAGCAGATGAGATGGCACCAATGACATTTGAGAGTGCGATGTTGCCAGTGATGTGACTCAACTGCAAGGTTCTTGATGGGACATCCCATGAGATGACCTCGGCTGATGCATTCGCACTTGCGAGGTTGGCACCCTGATACACCCTCTCGCCAACGAGGAAGTCCCCAGAGCCGTTCGCTGCGAGAACACAAGCATAGGTAGTGACTATGGTCAAAACCTTCTCATCTACCTCTTCTACACCTGATGTAATCTTCTCATTATTGTAACGGAATTCCTCACATGTCATGGACCAACCATAGAACTGGTTGTTGCCAAATGCATAGAAGAACTTGTCTTGATCAGTGAATGTGATCTCCAATAGGATCTTGAACTTTGGGAGCCACAACAGGTCGCCTTCACGTGGGCGAACACCAACAGCAGCCTTGATTTCTCTATCAAATGCTTCACGACTCAACAATAGATTGATTTGCTTGTTGATCTGTAGACCAAACTTGCTGAACATGTTGCCAGGACCTTCAAAGCCACCGGTGTTCTCAACATAGACTTCAACCTGATAGCCACCACTAAATGCCTTGGTTGGATCATCACCAAACAAGTGGTCAACTGTGGATTCACTTGTGCGTGGAATGTAAATGATGTTGATACCGAACTGCTCAACACATTCAGTTATTAGGTCCTGATACACTCTCTGTTGTTCAACAGAGTCGTAGTTATCAAAGTATTGGTTAAGAGCCATGTGAAATCACCTTAGAATCTATTTGGTATTTACCATTTCTTTAAGAGCACCAACTTCCTGGCGAAGTTCTTTGATGGCTTCGACCAACAAACCAACCAATGGTGCATATGCAACAGTGAGTGTATCTCCATCAACACCAGTGGTTACCAGTTCAGGGAATACCTTCTGAATTTCTTGAGCAATCAATCCCAATGAACTCTTAGAGCTCTTGTTGGCATTTGCTGGGTTATTGTTCCAATCAAAGTATACACCACGCAACTTATCCACCTGATCAAGTGCATGAGGAATGGTACGGATGTTGGTCTTGAGGCGAGCATCTGAATATGCAGTGACATTACCAGAAGCAACCATGTTGCCAGATGGATCAGAATACCAGCGCCATGCTGCTGATGACCAACCACCAATACCGAAGTAACCATCAGGTCTCAGATGAAGGTTCATGCCGTATTGGCTTTGGCAATGGAATGAGATGGCAGCCTTGTTGGAGTCGCCAGTGCTGCCGTTGTTCCTGACTTCAATAGAACCATTATTCGTTGACGTGTCACTGGCTATAGCAGCTGTAACGTAGCGTGCTGATCCAGCATTGCAATAATCTGCATATCCAACACGTACAGGAGAACCATGGCTGCTGGTGATATACCAATATGTTCCATCCCAGTTGTTGTCCAAATAGTAAGTGCCATAGTGGGATGTTGACCACCAATGCTGTGAATAGGTGGATGTGTCAGCAAAGCCTGCATAAATCTTGGACCAAGCAGTCCATGTGCCACCCTCAGCAAAACGCACTGACATGTATGGAGAACCACCTGATGGTGTACGTGGTATTGCCCAGTCCATGGCGTATTGGTTGCAATACTCTTTACCCAACCCCATACGCTGGTGGTAATACTGGGTGGCACCAGAAATACCTGGTCCATTGGTTGTGTTCTGAACATATGAACAACCATATGGCATTGTGAATCCACTGGCCTCAAATGATGTATAGGTGCCGTGGGTGTCTTGTAGACCAAAGTCACCAAAGTGGGCATTGGCTGTCAGGTTGCCTGATGAATCAGAGCGAATATCACCAACGCCATAACCAGTTACAAATTGAATAGCTCCAGCTGCTGAAATAATGAAACGATATGTGCCATTGGTTGCTATTTTTGCTGGAGCATTAGAACGATTGTACATGATACCAGTTCCATCTGATGCTTGTCCAAAGACAAATCCAGTAGAACCAGCTGTACCAGCATTTGCCACCATTTCTAGATTGACGTATTGGCCTGATGGTCCCTGTACGTTTACCTGATTGGCTGCTGATGCGTAGAATGTGTGGCCAGGATTGTTTGTGGCATTGCCATAGAAGATGTTTGTAACAGCAAACCCTGTGCGGTTGGCTGCAAAGATATCATTTACAGCAGACAAACCATCATCAACAAACCCCATGCGCCATGTGCTGGTTGAGCTATACATCTGCCAATACTTGGCATTGGCACCACCGGTGCTATTATAGAGACCCAATCCAACATTATTGGTGCCACTAATCAATATTGAGCGCCCATTTGGAATACCATAAAATGTATGTTGCGGCGCATCAGTGCTATTACCAAAGGCGAGAGCAGTAATTACTGTGTTGCTACGATCTACTGTTAGGAAGTTACTGCCTGCAGTGTTTATGTCATTAAATGTGCGAAATCTAAGTTGACCACCATTGAAGCTGAGACTCCAGTGGCCTGCATTAGCTGCAGCATCTGTTTCATAAAAATTCAGCTGAGGTAGAGTGCTATCAATCTGGATGGCACCAAAGTTCCCACCATCTCCAACTAGAGTAAATTTATGTGCTGCACTCCATATAAATGCCGCCGCAGTATTGACTGTGACGTTAGAAACAGTTGGGGTGGCTGTGTTTACAACCAATGAACCATCACTGACTATGACATTGCCACTTCCACCATTGCCACTTCCACCAGCCTTTGGATTGTCGAATTGGATGACAACGTTACCATTGGCTGAATCATCTATGCCAACAATTGTTAGGTTGCTGGTGTTGGCTGATGTGAATGATAGATTCTTTTCCAATCCAACCAATGTTGAATTAGCATAGACTCTAGTATAGAGAGCCAAATTGGCTGTGACATTGGCCACGTTGGCCAAAGTGTTTGCAGCCGTTGCTAGTGTGTTGGCTGTATTAGCAAGGGTGAATGCTGATTGTCCTGTAACATTGGCTGCAGCTGCGTTGTTGTTGGCTGTTGTTGCCAACGTGAAGGCTGACTGGCCAGTAACGTTGGCTGCTGCTGCATTGGAGTTGGCTGTGGCAGCCAAAGCTCCAGCTGTTTGTGCTACAACGTTAGCAGTGTTGGCCTGATCATATGCCAATGATAGATTAGGAACAGTGATGCTAATGTTAGCTCTTTTGTTGATAGCATTTGCTGTAACTGTTACATTGGCATCAACAGTGTTATTGAAATTGAGGTTGGCATTGGCCATGATCAAATTGTTGTCTAGATAGACAGCAACCAAGTTGGCAGATGCATTGGCTGTATCATTGTTGGCAGTGCTTGCTGCACCAAATGGACCAATGGTTACACCATCGATTCTAGCATAGACACCTGATGATGTAGTCCAAACGTCACCATCTACTGGAGAGCTTGGAATAACACCTTGTGGTAGATTCAATCCAGCATATGATGCATTGGAAGCATGAGTGATTAGCTTACCACCAACATTGACATTGGCAAACGTGTGGGTGTTGGACCAAATGTATGAGGTGTTGGTGTCAAGAGTGATTGTGACATCAGTTAGGTTTGCACCTTCAGGGGTCGTGTTGGCTGCATTGAATACAACCTTCACGTATTGGCTGTTCATGATGTCAAGATCAGTGTTGACCTTCAACAATGCGCCATTGGCATACAGGTCGGTTCTATAGAGAACACTGACAGCACCATTAGCATTGATCTGCTTGATAGCCTCAATGATAACACCAATCAACTGGGAATAGCTGACACCTTTGTATGTGCTGCCTTGGAAGTCGAAGTCAGTGACAACATCAGGCAAGACGTTGGCGACTTCCTGAGCGATCAAACCATAAGCATGTTCACCATCGGTTTCGCTGCCATTGGTATCCCAATCAAATGAGACACCTCTCAATGCGATGATTGTTTGTAGAGCATCAGTGATGGTTACGATGTTTGACTTCAAACGCTCATCTGAGACTTCAATGAGCTTTGGTGTGACAACCTTGCCACCAAAATTACCACCACCCCCAGCAGTCACTTTACCAGTGACTTCCAGATCCTTTTTGACATATGTTGTCATTGATTATTCCGTTACAGTTGGGTTGACAGTGATCAACCCATATTGAACCTTCGTTTTCAGTCCAGCATCATCTGTTTGGATGACATCGTAGACGTATTTACCAATGACGAGATTCATTGTAGTATTGGCATCCAATGACAAATAGATGTTGCCATTCGCGACATTGGCATCAAGAACCTCAATCTCAACTGGTTCACCAGTGAAGGACTTGGCCATGGCAGCTGCATATGTGAACAGGGAAACATTCATTCCCACACCATTTGCATACTTCAGATTGATGTTTGCAGTGGCATCTGTGCCTTGATCTATGATAATATCTCTGTTGTACATGTTATTCCCAATCAGAAGTGTGGATTTACCTTCTATTTAACCAAATCTGTAGGGTCTAAATACTTTGGCAGACACCCACAGGATCCCTGAGATGGCAAAACCAAACACACGTGTAGAATTCAAAGAATACTGCCTAAGAAAGCTTGGGGCACCAGTATTGAAGATAAATGTTGATGATGATCAGGTCGATGACAGAGTCGATGAAGCCATCTTGTTGTTTGAGAGCTTCCACCAAGAGGGTAAGAACCTCTGGTATGCGAAGTACACAATGGATTCCAACAACACATATGGAACTGATGCCAATGGCTTGATTCAAACAGCCAATGCAGCTGCATCTAACAATGTAATCCTAACCAACAAGTTCATCTTGTTGGATGAGTCTGTCATTGGTGTCACAAGAATATTCCCATTGACTGGTAACCACGTCGGAACCGGTGGCCAGGGATTCAACATGTTTGATTTGAACTATCAGATCAGGTTGAATGAGATGTACTCCATGACCAATGGAGACATGCAGTATTTTGAGATGGCCAACCAATACCTAAGAACAATGGAGATGATGTTCATTGGTGATGTTCCAATTAGATTCAACAAGTTTGACATCTACAATGGAAAGCCAAGGCTGTTCATCGATGGTGATTTCAGCTACAGACTAGTTGACAATCAGATCATCGTTATTGAGTGCTTCCGTAGATTGGATGAAACTTCAGCTTATTGGTCTGAGCCATGGCTACAGAAGTATGCCACTTCCTTGATCAAGGAACAGTGGGGAACCAACATCAAGAAGTTCGCGTCAGCCACTCTTCCAGGTGGAATGGTGTTGAATGGTCAACAGATCTATGATGAAGCCATCAAAGAAAAGGCTGAACTAGAAGAGAAGTTGAGGAGTGATTTTGAAGATCCTCCAATGCCATTGATGGGATAATTATGGCTCTGCCTAATTCTGGTACAATGACCTTGGCAATGATTGCTGGTGAATTTGGTGGATCAACCCCACATGCCATCAGCGAATATTACAGGGGTGGTGGCTTAGTTCCAAACAATCCAGCTAACTCTGGGATTCCTACAAGCGGCACGATATCATTTAGCCATTTCTATGGTGGCATTGCCCAATTTATGGGATCATATAGTGGCAGTGTAACCACTGTCAATGGACTTGATGGAAACGGTGATGGGTATGTCTATGGAACAGCACCATTTAGCCCAACTACAGACAGCAATGGCAAGTCATTGATTCAAATCTATGAATTATATATGGGATATGTACATCAAATGACTGGATTAGAAATTAATGGATTTAGCTCTAGTCCTGGTGTTGGATACTTCACCAATTGTTATTTTTCTGGTAACCTCAGAACATCAGCCACTTCTTCATATGGTTATGCCAGCGGTGATGCTGTTTGGGAATGGTATGGCTATGGTGCCACCATCTTCGGTGGATCTGCAACATTAGTCTATAGTTAATCAGACTTTTGGGTCTTCAAACAAGCTTCGGCCATCTCATATCCAGCAATTGCTGATCTTAGATCTCTCAATTTCTCATCAATAGAAACTTTCTGAAGAGCTAGGTTGTTGAATTCATCAACCAGCTGTTGCTTCGTGACAATTTGTACATTCACATTTGGTTCAGACATATATCACCTTACTTTGGTTGAACAGTGAACCCAGACTCATCTAGGAACCTTTCAACGTCACTCCAAGTAGAAAACACAAACTTTCTACCACCATTGTATGTTGGTACAACAGTTGGTGCACCCTTCATACCATATTGAGCAGTGGCTGAATAACCATTCTCAACCTTCTCAATAGCAACTGACTTCATCTCATAGTTATCTTCTGCGACCGTAGACATAAAAACTCCTTATTTGAACTTTGGACCTGCAACCCAAACAACCAATGTCCTTCTTGTTCCCTTGGTTACTGGGGTCACCTGATGTAGCGTGTAGCTTGGGAAGAAATAGACTCTGCCTTTCTTCTTCTCCATAGCAACAGGCTGTTTACTATATAGGAGCTCTAGATCTCCACCTTCGTATTCATCTGGATCACTCAACTGAAGCACCATTGATAGCTTTCTTGGTGCACCACCTGGTGAATAACCCTTATCAATGTGCCAGCCATAATGTCCCTGGCCATCAGCATTTGATTCATACACAGTGAATTGCATGTTCTCGGCGAATCCATACAAGTCAAAGTTATAGTATTGGCCATTGATCTGTCTGGTGATATATGCCAAACGATCATACAACCAAGGACAGTTGCTATATTCTATCCAGCTGACCTTGGAAACTCGAATTGATGGGTCTTCCACACCATTCTCAGCACCGACAATTGCTTTATCCAATCTCAAGGCTTCACCAAGCTTTATGATGAGTTGTAATTCTCCATCAGAGAAACCATCGTCCCAAAATGTGAATTCAGTTTCTTTTCCAGCTACATCTGGTGCCGGCAAAAATTGATACATACTCATATTATTTCCTTGTCCACAATTTATCACGATAAAAGCTTTCTTGAGATGATCTCTTTCTTCTAGTCTTTTGGACAAGAGCATCTTCATCATCGGTTATGACACGAATGTTGGCCTTGTTGGATGAAAGAGAAACATCATCCAACTTGATTGGGATCACCTGAACCAATGGTGTTCCTGCCTTGATCAACCCAGTGTAATTCGTTTGTTTGAAGAAGAATGGAAAGTTGATATACTCTAGTGCTTCCCCATCACCACTCATGTATGATGAATCAACCATGCCAGCAATACATTCAAATCTTTGGTCTGCTCTATTTAATGGTGGGACAAACAACAAGGAATATCCTGCTGGGCACTTGATGTACCAATAGTTCAGGAACTTCATTGGTGGTTTTGGCATGGATGGATGTTGAGGACCAGTTGATGGGTTCAACTGGTCCTTGCCATGATTTTCTATCATCTTCTTGTAGAAGGTCCACTTGTAGTTGATGCCATCACCGGTGTCATTGGTTTGCATCTCAATGTCAGCAGCCAATGGGATGATCCATCCCATTGTCATCGCATCAAGAAATGGCGCACAACGCTTTATGGTTGAGTTGGTTAGCTTGTTTTCTCCACCAATCTTTGGCTCAAGTTTCTTGAACCATTCTGGTAGGAATTTCCTGGCTGGAATAGGCTCTGGAATGACCCCAAAGTCCTCTTTCTGGCACAGGAACTCAATTTCCTTAGTCTTCAACCAACTTTTCAACATGTAAAATTCACTCCAAAACGAAATTACCCGACTTTATCAGGATTCTTTGCTAGTGTAGACACCTTCAAGGCTTCTAGGTTTGTGACGCATTCCAATGCCATATTGAAGTCTGTATCAAAAGTCTTCCAAATGACAATTGGCAGGCTGGTTAGCTTACCAGTGAAATTTTCAAACTTCCAAGTGTTGAGAGGTTCAATAACAGCTGGAAATTGTTCAGGGTCTCCATAGTTCAATAGAGTATACTTGATCTTTGCTTTATCAAGGTACTTTTTGATCTTGTCATTCTCTAGATCGTCTCTAGATGCATAACCAGTGTATAGATAAACTTCTTTAATTTTTGCTAGTGCCATGTGAATCTCCATTCCTCAGGAAGATTGTTGTTAATGATGTGATATTTATTCACTCTAAAGTTACTGGTTAGACCAAGTCACAACCAATTGACCATTGCTTGCACCAGTACCAATTG